AACAATATATCCATTCACATATACATAAGAAGCTTCACGTTTTGTAAGATACTGTATAATATCAAACAAATTCTCCGTCTCTCCACTCTCCACCGTCAGCGGGAGTTTGTAGCCGTGTGGGATGTATGAGGCGGGTGCGGTGGAGCCACTGACAAGCATTACCTTGTATTCTCGTGGGTCATATGCTGAATAAGGGTGCATTGCAAAAGTTATATAACCATCTTCGATGGTCACCGTTCTAGGCGAACCGTCCCACACGCCATTAGCAGAGGTGTTTGCCCCCGATGTTGCATACCCACTCATAATGAACATTATCGCTAAGTTGTTAGGTTTTGGCGCATCTGTCCATAAAGTATAAACACCATTTGGTACGCTTATTTGTCTATACCTTGTTGCATTTATGACGTACTTCGGAAATACACCGTCCCACAAATTCTCCGTCTCCACGCCTGCGCCATCTGCAGTGCCGTGGATGCGGTAGTTTTTGAGAGCTACGGTAGCGCGAGACTTAAATATCATCGGAAGGTAACCGGTGATCTCAGTGTACGGATCGTAAACTTTTTCATCGCCGATATATGCTGCTTCAAGGAATTTGTCTCCTAAATACCGATCTACGATCTTGTTTTCGCCAATATAAGTCGGCATAGGAATCACTCTCCTTCCGTCTCTTCGGGAACGAGGTATTCCACTTTAGGGTCTTTGGTAACAAGGGCATCGTATTCAGCTTGTGTCAAAACTTTGCGGACGAGTTGTGAACCGATGTAGATGTCACCGGTGGAATTAACGGTGACCGGATCTGGGATTTCGGTCTTATCAGCTTTCGCTGCCAAGGCTGTGTTCACAGCGTTTATAGCATTATTTACAGCTGTAAAAGCCGCTGCTACGATCCCATTTTGAACAGGGTTTGAGGAATTCGGGTCGAGGTGGTCGTCGATGATAATACTTACCGATCCGAGGCGATCCCAATGCCCTGTACCACCTTCGACTTCGGCCCAGATGTATTCGTCGAAGTTCTCAGAGTCCTCGAGACCAACGAGATAGAACTGATTCGGCTCACCAGTCTCTGGGAGATCCTCAACCGAATCCACTCTGCCGCCATATTTTATAGTGGTTCCTCCGCCGCCTTCTTGTACAAGTTTGAGAATGAGTTTGCCAAGCCGGCCATACTCATTTTCATCAAGAAGGGAAGGTTCTTCGTAGAAATAGTTGTTAAGGATGTTAGCATCTCTTCCGGTCTGTTCGAAATCGGTAGAGGTAGGCATAAGAATCCCTCCTTTAATATATTGAGCTGAGAACAGCTCGATTAATTTAGTAATTGAATAATTCCTTATGAGCCTTCAAAGCAACATAGCCGTCCATCATCGCTGACACTCCGTCAATCTTAGCATCTCGTCTCATCTTGGAGAGCTTTCGATTGCCATTTGTGTCTTCGATAGTTATGCAATTGCCCATGCAGAACTCCATAAGTTTCTGATCAAATAGCAGCTTTCTATCCTCAGCAAGAATCTTCAATTCGCCAAGTGGTACGGTTTCCGTTTTAGCACCTTGAATGACTTTCTCGATGCCATACGGGCCATATTCAGTACTCCATCGAGTTACGAATTTGTCAGCGTTATAGCGGTCATAGCCCATCGCCAAAACACTGTACTCGCAACGCTGGATGTATCTGTCAAGTTCATCAAACACTTCGTCTATATCGAGAACAGTTCCCTGCATAACGACAAGACTTTCTTCGTTTATGAACTCATCATACTTTTGGCGCATCGCAGCGGGCAAGAGCATTAGTGTCCTTTCCGTTATGTATGCACGGCACTTAATGCCAATGACACCATTTGGAAGAGGGAACAAGAAAGTAAATGCGCAGAAGTCGTCACCTTGCGAAAGGTCGGCTCCAAGAGCACAATCCATTCGCCAGAACTCGCGCTTCTTTAAACTGCACAGTGTCTCCTCATATCTGAAGAAGTAAGAGAAGCCTTCTGTAGGAATTCCGAAACGCTTAGCAAGAATATCATTCCTCGCTGCTGGAGATTTCTCGGCTCTCTCTACGTCCATTTGATAAGCGTCATACTGTACAGTAACACCAATGTTCGGTTGTGCCTTAACCCACATCTCAGGATCGTTAACTTCGGAAATGTCATCGAGCCTATACCACCAAATGGAAATGTGATCGGCAATGTAATCGCCTTTTAGAATCTCCATAAGTTCCATTTTGATTGTATCACCGACTCCATTACGAACGGTACCCTCTGACGAAGCCAAAACGCCAAGCCACTCTTCATTTTTAGAAGCTCCTTGCTCAAGAGCTGACGTAGGATCCTCTCGCGTATCTCCAGAAAGCCACTCATCGACTGTGAAAAGCACAGGTTTATAAGACTGAAGCTTATCAACAGTCATAGGACGGGTAAACACAATGCTATTCGTCATAAAATTCTTAATGCCTTCTTTAGTCGGAGAAAGCATTGGACGATTCAGCTTGTTTCCAGTTGTGTTTTGCAGAGAACCCTGCGTCATAAACTTGAAATACGGCCCCTTAGCCCTAGCAATAGCAGTCTTAAACGGTGCAAGAGTTTCCTCTGCTTGATTTAAGACAGGAGCCGTAGCTATTTGCTGGGTTGTGCGGACGTCGCAGTTGAGCGTATAGGAGTGGTGACATGCCATATACAGCGATTTTGCTGCGCCTCGTCCGACTATTAGGTATTGTTTTCGGCAAAGACGGTGTTTTACGCGTTTGTTAACGTAATGACCGCCTCTGCCGTTTTTGTTTGGAACGTATACGGACTTTTCAGTAAAATAATACCACCCATATACGTCTTCGGCCCAAAGTTTGAACGTTAGAAGCATATTCAGATCGCTTCCATCAGTAAGCGTCATCTCTGCTTCGTTATACCGTATCCATGCTTCGACTGGAGCCGGATCATAGTAGTAATGCGGATCCTTTATTCGTTCATCTATTCGGTTCATTTGAAGAGATACCGTATACGGAACATGGATCACGCCGTCCAAAACCTTGTTCCTAAACTCACGATAGTATTTCGGGGTTGCTGTATTTGATAGCACGCCCACTCAACTCCTTTTTAAATGACGCCGTACTTTTTGAGAATATCCTCGATGTCATCGGCTGTTAAACCGCCGCCCTTACCGCCTTTACCGGGATTATTAGCATTGTATTCTGCGGTTTTTGTCTTAGCTTCTTCCTGACGACGTTTGAGTTCATCCATCGCTTCTTGACGCTGTTTCTTTGCGGCACGGTCATTGAACTCTTCTTTAGCTTTCTCATAAGCCATTTTCTTTGTTTCAAAATCCCAATCCGCCTGCGCTTTTTCACGCTGCTTCTTAAGTTCCGCAGCCGCTTTCTTTGCAGAAACGTCTTTTATACCAATTGCTGTTGCAAGGGAGCCGAGGAGCGACTCGCCTTCCTCTTTGCTGGTTATACCCATGTCGTCAAGAATATCTTTTCCGACTTTAGCAAACTCAACAACGGTTTTGGCTTTATTTACACGTTCTCTCCATCTGGTTGAAGCCGCTTGAACATCTGCAGATTCCTTCTTCTGCTCAGTTTCTAACTTTTTCTGTTCAGTAGAAAGTTTCGCTTGCTTCTCCTGCTCAGCCATTTGCTTTTGCTGAAGTTTGAGTTTTTTGTACTCTATTTTGGAACGTTTAAGTTCTGCACGATCATGACGTTTAGCTTCTTTCTCTGCATTCATCTGCATTCTTAAAGCGTCTTGGGAAGCGAAACGAGCCATAGCTTTGTCAATTTCTTCCTTAGTGAATTCGTTGCGATGCTTATAAAGCTTTTTTCTGTCAGAGAGAATCGCTTCGCGTTTTGCACGTTGCTTTTCGGCTTTTCTGACAGCTTTGTCTCCGCCTTTTAAATATCTTTTACGACCTTCAGGAGTAAGAGAGCCGTCATTGTACTGGAAACGCCTTAAGCCCCATTTCTGGCCTTTAATGCCGGAATGGGCAATGGCAATTCCAATTACGTCATTGAAAGTAATTACAGTTCCGTCGTTTCCTTCATGTGCAACGTCTTTAGTCTTTTCGTCAACTCTATGAGCCATACCTTTGATCACTTCATTATACGTAGTATACATCTTATTTAAATATGGGTTACTGATAGAACCGATTGTCGATGCTTTACTAGCAGCAATGTCCAAAATATCATCTAAACGAAGAGAGCCGTGCTTAGTGATATAATTGACCATTATCTTTTCAAGCTCATCTTCTCTTTTAGCAGCATATTTTTCCATCTTACTAACATGCTTGTTAAGCTTTTTATCATCAGAGGTGTCAGTAATATGTTTTCCAGCTTTTTGATCTTCCTTAACCATATCAACTAAGCGATTAGAAGCTTTCATGCTTGCAACTCGAGACTTTCTATGAAGATCATATACTTTTCTCATATCTTTTATAAGTTTCTCATCATCTTTTTTAGCAGATCTTTTAAGACGGCCTTTCTTATCATAATCATGACCATATCTCTTCAGACCTTCTTCAGTCAACGTTCCATCCTCGTTCTGAAAACGTCTTATTCCCCACTTCTGACCTTTGATGCCATGGTGAGCAAAGAAAGAATCGACATATTCTGTTCCTGTGCTAGTGAATTCCATAAGCATCACCGCCTATCTATAGCTGCCTGTCTTTTACGTTCGGCTTCGAGAAGTTTTTCTCTAGCGGACTTTGCTCCAGATTTAGTAGCAGCACTGGAAGCACGATTCATGGCTTCGCGTTCTCTTCCTTTAGAGCTGTTGTCTTCAACGTTGATCTGAGCATCATTTTCGACTTTGATTCTAGGTTCACCTTCCGTAAGATTTTTTCTCGTTTGTTCTCTTTTGCTCTTCTCGGTTGCTTCCATAAGAGACATAGCTTTCATAGCCATGGCTTTTTTACTATTATCTCGTAAAATCTCTTGCATAACGTTAGAATTTTTAAGACGCTCGGTCGAATTTACAACCGTCTCGAATGCTTTGTTAATTTTGTCGATCTGCTCTGGGGAAGGATCATGCCTGTCGCTTATAAGAAGCTCGTAAAGTTTCCTATTCTCTTCGCTAGAGCGTTGTACATTTTTCTCTGCAGAAGATAAGGCTTGATTTTTAGCTCCTGTTATAGAAGCTCTCCCAGCTGCAGCATTCATGGCCTCCATCTCGCTATCCTTAGCAGAAGGCTGAACGCCAGTCACGCTAATCTTAGGAGAGTTAGAATATCTCGGATCGCCAGTCATTGCGCCTCTTTTTGCCTTCGCTGAAATGGCTCTCTGCGCTATATTACCATCTAAAGTTCCTTTCGCTTTCTCGCCAATGGGCTTGTAGTTAGGATTGTAAATATTCATGCCGCGTTTCATGCCTTTACGGCCATAATGAGCGAAGAAGGTGTCAACACGATCGATACCTTTATAAGATTTAGCCATTTTGGTTCACCTCTCGATTAAGTATTTTTCAAGTCGGTTGCTAGCCTCAACCAACTTGGGGTCTGCTTCGCCATCTTTGGCTATGGCATTTTGAATTAAAGCTAGCATTCCTTGCTGCATGACTCGATTTCCTTCGCGGAGCTCCTCAATGCTCGTCTTATCGTTTAAGAGGCATTTGTCAACGTGGTCTTTCCACTTCTCAAGAGCGTCGAGCCGTTCGTTTTGTTTCTTCTGCGGTGATCTCGCCTGTTTAACCCAGTAAACGATGACAAGAACACCTGCTGAGATTATTGATAAAGACTGAAAGAATTGCAGGATGTAGTCAAGGGTCGTCTTCGCCATCGGCCTCTACCCCCTTTTGTGTCAGAGACGCTTTCTTATAAGCGTTGGAACTTATTCCAAGGATAGTGCCAAGGAACGTATCAACTGCCACGGCGATTGTTATGACTTTGTCAGTAAAGTCCCATCCTAAGACAGAACCGATCGTGCCAAACAGTGTGATGGCTGCAGGCAGTAATATCATCGCAATCCATTTGAGGATGTCGTAGGTCTTGTTGCTGAACACGTTACATCACCCCTTGTATTGCTGGATCATCGTCTTGACTTTAGTCGCGTATTCAATGTCTCTTTCGTGCAGGATACGGTAGAGAATCATCATCGCCTCGGGAGGTTCTCCATGTTCTTTCTTATAAGCCGTAATAATGTCGACTACCATCGCATGAAGTTTTTCGGCGTGCTTTACTTCCTCCTGAGAAAGCCAGTAGTACATATCTGCCAGCTCTTTGTTTTCCTCAACGTTGAGAAGAGCACAGGTAATATACTTTTCGGCATCTGCATACTCTTCGTTGATCTGCTTCTCAAGCTTTTCAATCATCTTCATCTGAGATGTCACTCCCTTCATAACCTTCAAGAATATCTGATTCAACGCCCAAGTACCAGCTAAGTTCATCAGCTTGCTCTTTATAGGCGTTGTAAAGTGAACTGTTTGTCGGTGGATCGAACGCAAGGTGCACTTTTTTGCAAATATAACTAACAGCCATTTGTAAATGGTCCGCATTCTCGCCAAGAAAGTCGGCCCAAGTCTGATCTTCGTTTGTGACTTTAAAGCCAGAAACGCCAACGTTCTGCATCCAAAGAATCTGCAGGTAAGAGTTGATGTCTCGGATTATCTCAGAGTCGAACGAATAGTCGTCATCTTCAACCCCAATATCTCTTTTGACAGTTATAAGTATGGATTCAGATAAGGATGTATCGTTCATTTCTTAGGCCTCCTTGTTAAAAACACGGTTTGATTTAGGTGCACTGCGTCTTTTCGTATGTAGCCATTTTGGTGGCCGCCATCAATGAAGGGATAGTACTCATAGCCTTTCCAATCATAGATAGTTTTGTTCGTGTCAACCATTACTGGCTCGTGCTTTTTAATGTCTTTAATGGTCTCATCACTCAAAGGGTCCCAAGGACATTTGCGGACCGAAACAACTTTACTTCCAACTATGATTCCTCTGGCCATTTTGGTTCACCTCTTCCATGGTACTGTGTCGTTTGGGTATCTGACTATTGGCTCATCACAGATGATCGAGTAATCGCTATAATGGATCGCTTCGTGTGTCATGTGCGAGCAACAGATTAAGTTCTCCGGGTCATATAGTTTTGGAGATTCAGAGATGTAGTCTTCATAAAAAACTGGGTTGATGTGATGAAGCACTATACGCCCTTTTAGTTCGTGTCCTTCACTTGCTAGGTCGCAGCCAAGGTCACGTACGATTAGGTCACGTTTGAGTCTTCTCCATCGAGGACTATTGTACAGACGCGACTTTAGAAACGCGTAGTTTGCTAATGTCGGATCGCCTACGTTACCTTTGAGCATCAGGTACTCGAAACGTTCCTTGAACGTTGGAAGCGCTATGCATTCACTATATGTCTTCATCATCAAAGTCCTCGTAGTTAGGCTGATAAGACTTGAAAGCTGCGATAGCTTCTTCGTAAAGAGCTTTCGTTTCTTCGGCAGTCTTTTCGGCTTTAATCTTGGCTTTTGTGAGCTCGATATCTTGCTCGAGTTTCATTTGCTCAAGGCGCTCTCTCTCCGTGCCAAGTTTGAGAAAGTGCGTCGTTTCTTGAGAAGTTGCCGTGCCATCGCGCAGTCGCTGCTCAACTAATTTCATGGCTAGATCAATCATTTGATCCTGCCGTTCAGCAGCAGTTCGTGCCGGAGGCAGAGGGCCCACTCCTGCCAATGGCGTTGGTTCTTTTTTCATTTGAAGTTCCTCCCTTTGGAATATAACAAGTTGAAAAGTTCTTACAAAAGCGGCTGCGTATTGGGGGTAAATCCGAAAGGAGCATTTGTTTGAGGGAGGCAAGGATGTGGGCAATCCTAGAAAACAATGGATAACACTCGAAAGGAATGGATGCAGCCGCCTTTGTAAAAACTTTTCTAATCGCAGTACTTTGTTTTGCCCTGCGCCACCACGGGCCCCTTTAAAACTTTCCAGAAAATATCCCTCCGGAGAAATATCAAAG